ACCAAGTTAGCTACCATAGAAGAAACTGGTGTTGGTACTGGTCAAAGTGGTGTACGTATGGGGTATCCGTCTAAGGATGACTTAAAGAAAAGAATGAAGGATGTTGAAGACCAACGTAAGAAAACGGATAGTGATAAAGAGTTTCAATATAAACCTATAAAAGAAAGTATATTAACAGAAGGTGGTGCATACGGACACATGAACCACCCATTTGATACAGACATCAACTTAACCTTTGGTGACCTTAAAGACATCGTAAATAGAGCCTTAGAAGGAACATTAGAGTTCACAAGAGAAAAGACAGACGGACAAGCTTTAGCGATTTCTTGGAGAGATGATAGAGGACTTATAGCGGCAAGAAATAAATCACATTTGAAAAATCAAGGTAAAGGTGCTTTAGATATAAATGGAGTTTCTGCTAAGTTTCAAGGTAGGGGTGGTTTGACTGATGCTTACAATAATGCAATGAAAGACCTTACTAAAGCTATCAGTTCATTATCATCAAAACAACGAGATAAGATATTTAAACAAGGTTCATGTTTTATGAACTTAGAAGTAATATGGCCAACTTCGGTTAATGTTATACCTTATGGTCAAGCTTTACTTGTATTTCATGGAACGATGGAATATGACGAAGATGGAAAAGCTATTGGTGAAAATACAGAAGCAGCTAGAATATTAGCAGGTATGATTAAACAAATCAATCAAGATGTTCAAGATAGTTATACCATTAAAGGCCCACCTGTATTACAATTACCAAAATCACAAGACCTTTCAAAAAAGAAAGCTAAATACTCATCTCAAATATCAAACTTACAATCAGAGTTTGGATTAAAGAATACTGATGGTGTAGCTGATTACCATCAAGCTTGGTGGGAACAATGGATTGATAAAAATACACCAAAACCATTAGATAATAAAACTAAAATGGGTTTAGTGAAAAGATGGGCATTTATGGATAAGTCATTCCGTTTAGATAATAAGAATATAACTGACTCTGATTTATTAGATTGGGCTAAGAAACACGAAAAAGATAATCATAAAAAAATAGCTAAAGATAACTTAATGAAGTTTGAACAAATCTTTTTAGGATTAGGTGCTGAAGTATTAGAGTTTACATCATCTGCTCTTACGGTAAATCCTGATAAAGCAGTTCGTGATATAAAGAAACGAATTGATAAAACAATTAAGGATGTTAAGAAGTCAGGTGACCCAACGAAAATAGAAAAACTTAAATTAGAATTAACGAGACTTAACTCTATTGGTGGTAAAGATAAGATTGTTCCAAATGAAGGTATTGTATTCCTATATAAAGGAAACACATTTAAACTTACAGGTACATTTGCTTCAGTAAATCAGATTTTAGGTATTTTCTTCTAAAATATTTTATATATATATTTATATACATAATAACAACCTAATATGTAAAAATGGCTAAAGAGTTCAGTAAAAAATATATGCACCCAACTCGTAGAAAACTTGTAGATATGGTTCATACAGGTGAATACGAAAAAGAATTATCTGTTGGGTATAGAGAAAAAAAAGAACATATTATACGAAAAGTTGGTGACAAATGGGAAGATGAAAGATTTGTATACGAACAAAAAGATGGGTATGTAACCAAGTCGGGTAAAAACTCAGAAGTATTCACCAATATTAGAAAGTGGTTAAAAGAAAAAGAAGAATGTAAATGTGGTAAAGAATGTAAGACAAAGTTTAAATCACAAAAAGACAAAAAGTTAATCGTAAAAACGGGTTATTGTATCAACTGTCTTGCAGAAATAGAAACTGAAATAAGATTAGCTGGTCTTTGGGAAGATTATCAAAACTATCGTATTTGGTCAAAGATGATAATAGAGGGTAAAAATAAACTTGAACAAGTAAGACAAGCGGTTAGTGAACTTAAACAAGAATATGAATATGTAAACTCTGATGGGAGTTCTGATAAATGGGTAATGGAACAACCAGTAGAAGAAGTAAGAAATGGTATGTTAGAGTTTATAAAAAATGGTGAGAAGGAAGTCCAAGATTTGATTGAAAAAAGAGACTTAGCCTTTGAACGAATAAAGGAAAAAAACTATGAACACACTTTATAACTTTGTAAAAAAATACTTTAAAGAAATTGTAATAATTTTTTTAGTAATTCATGTTATCAATCTTGGTAACTATTTTGGTCATCGTAATGATGATATAGAAATAATTAATGTAGATGGTAAAGATTTCGAACTTGTATCACAAAAGATAGATACAGTCTTGGTAGAAAAGGAAGTAAAAGTAACAGAATATGTACCTACTACAATTTACAAGACAGATACAGTTAGAGTTGAAATACCATCTGATGTTGATACAACTGCAATCTTAGAAGATTACTTTGCATCTTATACAGTAGTTGATACATTGGATTTAACATATGAGTTTCCATCAGAAGTTACTGATGAAGAAGGTAATAAACCAGAATCAACTCTTGGATTTGGTATAATGACTGATGTTATATCACAAAACAGAATACAAAGTAGACAAGTAGATTGGAGTTTTAGAGTACCTACTGTTTATAATACTACAATAGTGAAAGAACTACCAAAAAACGAGTTTTATTTAGGTGGTGGTTTATCGTTTAGTGAACAAAACTTCCTACAGAATGTAAGTATTGGACTGGCATGGAAAACTAAAAAACAAGAAATAGTAAATTTTGATTTTGGTGTTGGTAATTATACTAATGAAGAGGTGACTGAGTTTATACCTTATGTAGGAGTAAAATATCTATTTAAATTTGGTGATAGATAGTGGCTGGTAAAAAGTTAAGTATAAAGGAGATAATCAAGCTCGAATACTCCAAATGTGCTTCTGATCCTGTTTACTTTATGAAGAAGTACTGTATGATACAACATCCAGTACGAGGAAAAATCCCTTTCCATCTTTATCAGTTCCAAGACCGAACTTTAAATGAGTTTAAAGACAACAGATACAATATAGTTCTTAAGTCAAGACAAACAGGTATATCAACATTAGTAGCTGGTTTCTCTCTATGGAAGATGTTATTTAACTCTGATTATAATGTATTAGTTATTGCTACCAAACAAGAAGTTGCTAAAAACTTGGTAACCAAAGTTAGATATATGAACTCCAACTTACCAACTTGGTTAAGACAAAATACCGTTGAAGATAACAAACTATCACTTCGATATTCAAATGGTTCTCAAATAAAAGCTACATCAGCTGCCGGTGACGCGGGTCGTTCTGAAGCACTATCCTTATTAGTATTTGATGAGGCTGCCTTTATTGATAAGATTGAAGATATATGGATATCATCACAATCTACACTTTCAACGGGTGGTAGTGCTATTATACTTTCTACTCCAAATGGTGTGGGTAATTTCTTCCACAAAACTTGGGTAGATGCAGAAGATGAAATAAATGGGTTTAATACTATAAGATTACATTGGTCAGTCCATCCTGAAAGAGACCAAACTTGGAGAGATGAACAAGAAAAACTATTAGGCCCTAAAGGAGCATCTCAAGAATGTGATTGTGATTTTGTTTCTTCTGGTGATACAGTTATTGACCCACAGCTACTTCAGTTTTACAAGGAAACATTTGTTCAAGAACCAACAGAAAAAACTGGTTTTGATGGTAACCTTTGGAAATGGGAATATCCAAACTACAATAAGTCTTACATGGTTGTAGCCGATGTTGCTCGTGGTGATAGTGGTGATTATTCTGCTTGTCATGTAATTGACATAGATACCGCAACCCAAGTAGCTGAATATAAAGGTAAGTTAAATACAAAAGACTTTGGAAACTTTTTGGTAGCATTATCAACCGAGTATAATGAGGCACTTTTGGTAATAGAAAATGCTAATATAGGTTGGGCAACAATACAACAAGTTATTGATAGAGGTTATCGAAACTTATTTTATATGAGTAAAGACTTAAAGTATGTTGATGTTGAAAATCAACTAACCAACAAATACAGAGCACAAGATAGAAACTTAGTTGCAGGTTTTTCAACTACAAATAAGACAAGACCACTTATTATATCCAAACTAGATGAATACTTTAGAGATAAGTCAATAACTATTCGTTCAACAAGAACTATTGATGAATTATTTACTTTTATTTGGAAAAATCAAAGAGCAGAAGCACTTCAAGGATATAATGATGATTTGGTATTAAGTTTGGCAATAGGATTGTGGGTAAGAGATACGGCACTTAGACTTAGACAAGAAGGACAAGACTTAACTAAAAGAATGTTAGATAAGATTGGACAATCATCTACAGGTATGGGTGGATTTGTAGGAAACTCTGCATTAGAAGACGACCCTTGGACAATGAGAATTGGAGATACCGAAGAAGATTTAAGAAATTGGATATAATATGAAAAAATATGATTTAGTAATAGGAACGGGTTGTTCATTTATGAACGGAGATGCTATTCATAATGAAAAAATGAAAGCGATAGGACATCATCATACACCTACACAATATCTTGCTGATAAACTTAAATGTGAATGGGTAAATTTAGCTCAATCAGGATCATCAAACGACCATATGTTTTCAAGATTATTAAATTACATAGAAAATAATAATTTAGAAAATAAAAAAGTTTTAGTTATCATTGGTTTATCAGAACTAGCAAGATTCTTTTTGAAAATAGGTTCTGATTTACACCCACATCATTTATTAAAAGATAATGTTCAAAAAACTGCTGATAAACACTTTATGGGAGATGTAAAAGGTTTACAGTCTTATGTAAAGTTTTATATGACACATATTTTTGATGAAGAATTTCTTAAATATGTATTATCTGATAAAATAATCCTTTTAAAAAACTATTTTGAAAATAAAAAAATTAGTTTTATTATTTTTAATGCTTTAAATGGTTATTTAAATTTAGAAAATATATTAGATGAAAAAAACATAATATTATTTGACAATTACGAGAAAAGTTGGTATATTTCACTTAAGGAAAAACATGAAAAAGATTTTGGTGATTTTGATAACAAAGAATTTAGAAGTCCTAAACCACCATGGGGAAGATATTTTTGTTATGGTCACCCATCCCCTTATGCAAATCAAGATTTAGCTGATTTGTTATATAAAAAAATTGTAAACAACGGTTGGATAGATTAAATAAAATTATTGTATATTTATATAAGTCATGGAATATATAAACGAAACTAAACAACTTTACAACGATTATAAGAATCAGTTTAGAGATGAACATATTGTTAGTGAAGCTATCGATATGCATATGTCCACAAGGATTCTATTTATCGAGAACATTTTCAGAATGTATTCTCGTAACTACTTTAATACTATTAATAAAGCAAGAAAACTTTACAAAGAAGGAAAGATTACGGACCTTCACGAATGGGACATTGAGTTTTTTGGAACTGATGTCGGTAAAGTTGGTAAGTATAACGGTAAATCAGTCTTATTAGATGTTCCCTTTATACGAGAAGCTAAGTATCAAGGAAAGGAAGTTCAACTAAACAAACCTAAACGTGGTGGTAGTAAAAAGTTCTACGTTTATGTAAAAGATGGTGACAAAGTTAAGAAAGTATCATTTGGTGCATCTGGCGGTGGTGGTTCTTTAGCAGTAAAACTAAAAGATCCTGAAGCAAAACGTAACTTTAAAGAAAGACACAACTGTGAACAAAAGAATGATAAAACTAAACCAGGTTATTGGTCTTGTAGATTACCAAGATATGCAAAATCATTAGGATTATCTGGTGGAGGACAATGGTGGTAATATGAAACCATACAAAGAAAATAAAAAAGGAAATCTAACCGAAAGAGTATTCAAAGAAAACACAGATACTCATGAATTAGTTTGGCATCGTGATAAAAAAGACAGAGAAGTTACTGTTTTAGAATCGGATGGGTGGATGTTTCAAATGGATAATGAATTACCTATCGTATTAAATGAAGGTGATGTTATAGAAATCCCAAAAAATACTTATCACAGAATAATGCGTGGTAATGGAAATTTAAAAATAACTATTAAGGAATAAAATGGCTGATACTTCATTTTTTGGTCGATTAAGAAAACTATTCAACTCACAGGCAATTGTTACTGTAGATAAGGATGGTAAGAGAAACGTTTTTGACTCAAATGAGAATCAACAAACTAACCTATCATCATTAAGAGATAGATATACCAAGATACAAAAATCTTTCTACGAACAAGCAGGTGGTGCTCATTCTATGGCGTACCAACAAGTACGTAGAGAAATATTCAGAGATTATGATGCAATGGACCAAGACCCAATAATTGCATCTGCACTTGATATTTACTCAGATGAATCAACTCTTAAGAATGAGTTTGGTGATACTTTAACAATTGTATCTGATAATGAAAGAGTATATGATATACTTCATAACCTTTTCTATGATATATTAAATATAGAGTTTAATCTATGGCCATGGACAAGAAATATGGTTAAATACGGTGATTTCTTCTTAGGATTAGAAATAGCAGAAGGTAAAGGTATAGTTAATGTAACTCCTCACTCTGTATATAACACAGAACGATTGGAAGGACTAGACCCAAACAACCCTCATATGGTCAAGTTCAAAATAATGGATGACCCAAATGGTAAACAAGAATATGATGACTTTGAAATAGCTCACTTCCGTTTACATTCAGATACTAACTGGTTACCTTATGGTAAGTCAATGGTAGAAAATGGAAGAAGACTGTGGAAACAACTTTCTCTTATGGAAGATGCGATGTTAATTCATCGTATTATGAGAGCACCTGAAAAAAGAGTATTTAAGATTGATATAGGTACAATACCACCAAATGAAGTTGATAACTATATGCAACGTATCATCAATAAGATGAAAAAAGTTCCATTTCTTGATAAAAACACAGGTGATTATAACTTAAAGTATAATATGCAAAATCTTACCGAAGATTTCTATTTACCTGTTCGTGGTGGTGATAGTGGTACTTCTATTGATAATATTGGTGGATTAGAATATACAAGTATTGAAGATATTGACTATCTTAAGGCTAAATTATTTGCAGCACTTAAGATACCAAAAGCTTATTTAGGATATGAAGAAGATGTTCAAGGTAAAGCTACTTTAGCAGCTGAAGATGTTAGATTTGCAAGAACGATTGAAAGAATACAAAAAACGTTAGTATCAGAACTTACTAAAATAGCAGTAGTTCATTTATATGCACAAGGTATCCAAGACTCAGAGTTGTTAAACTTCAAAATTGATTTGGTTAATCCATCCACAATTTATGAACAAGAAAAAATAAATCTTTGGTCAGAAAAAATTAGATTAGCATCAGATATACAACAATTAAATATGTTATCTAAAGATTGGATTTATGATAACATCTTTAAATTATCAGATGGAGAGAAAGATACGGAACAAATTAACTTAATAAACGACCTTAAAGATAGATTTAGATATCGTTCTATTGAAGATGAAGGAAATGACCCTGCAATGGTAGATGAAGAACCATCTGATATAGAAGCTGAATTAGAAGAATTAAAGACAGAACTTAAAAATAAGGGCGGTAGACCTCGTGAAGGTAATACTTATAAGAAAGACAAACATCCTTATGGCAGAGACCCATTAGGAGATGATGAACGAAAAAAATCAAGAAGTAGAACTACTGAAGACAAAATTCGTAAATACATCAACGGCGTTTCATCAAAAAGACAATATCTTCACGAAAATGATGTCCTTTTAAACAAAAAGGAGGACAAATAATACGGTAAATAATAGTTATCTTTAATAAATCTATATTTATATAAGACATTTTACCATATTTAAGTAATTTTTATATATGAAACGCATTAAACATTCTAAAATTAAGAACACCGGACTACTATTTGAGTTACTGACTAGACAGATAACTTATGAGATACTTGATGGTAGAGAAGAAAAGTCCAAAGAGATTGTTAAGGAGTTTTTTAGCTCTAAAACAGAGCTATCAAAAGAGCTTAGATTATTTAATTTATTGTTAAATGAAAAACAGTCTAATGCCACAAAATCAGAAAAATTTCTAAATGTTGTTTTAGAGGCACACACTAAAATAAATTATGAAAAACTAGAAAAAGAAAAGTTCAACTTAATTAAGACTATTAAAGAAACTTTTAATTTAGAAAACTTTCTATCCTCTCCAATTAATAATTACAAGATATTAGCATCTATCCACAAACTATTTAAAGGAAAGACCCTTAATGTCAATAATGTAAAAGATATTTTTGAAAGTAAAGAAACATTAATAGAACATATATCTAAAACTCAAACTCAAAAAGAATCTTCAAAAGATGAATTGATTGAGTCTTATAGAAAACAAGAACAAGATGTTAGATTACTTACTTACAAAATTTTAGTTGAAACTTTTAACAAAAAATATTCAAACTTAGATGAGAATCAAAAATCATTGTTGAAGAACTACATTAATAATGTAAATAATAGTTCTAAATTTAAAGATTATTATAAAGAACAGTTAAAAGAAGTAATAAAAACTATTCACAATCTGTATTCAGAGATGGATGATAAAGTTACTAAAATTAAACTCAAAGAAACTATTAATGTTTTAAAGAGTCAAAGAATTAAGAGAGAAGTTTCAGATTCTCAAGTTTCATCATTAATGATGGCTTATGAATTAGTAAAAGAAATTAAAAATGTCAGAAGTTAAATTAAAAGAAATTATAAGGGAGTTGGTAAAAAAAGAAATGGAAGAAGCAACAACAACTGCTTCTGTTGATGGATACCAAACTCCTTTTGCGTTTTCTGGTGATAGAGATAAAGACAAAAAGAAAAAAGATGATATAATAAAATCTTCAGGATACGAAAAAGTTTAATTAAATAATAGAGATATGAAAATTACTAAAGAAAGATTAAGAGAGATAATAAGAGAGGTAATTAAAGAAGAGTCTGAATATCAAACTTTCTTTAAAAAAGCCTTAGAAAAGGCTGGTAAATCTATACCACAAATGTCTGATGAAGAAAAGAAGGCATTTTTCAACAAAATTGATGCAGCTTGGAAATCTAAAGGAGAAAAAAACGAATCAGTAAACGAATCACTTAAAAAGTTTGATGATGTCCATATTAAATCAAAAAACCTGTCAGGTATGGTATATAAAATCCAAGGTAATACTGTTGTTGTAAGAACAATTGATGGATTAGTGAAAGCTAAAAAAAGTGATGTAACTAAAATTCAAAGTGATAATATAATTAAAAAAGTTTAAAACGATTAAAGAAATGTTAAAAGACTTAGAAAATATTATTGAAGAAGAACTATCTAAATTTTCTGAACAATTAATAAAAGAAGAAATTAGTTCAGAAGATGAAGATATGATACGAGATATTATCCGTTCAGAAGTATCAGCAATATTTTTTGACCTATTTAAGAAAAGAAGAACTTGGGGAGCATAATGAAATCATTACTAATAGAAACAAACTTATTTGAGGGTAACGTAAATGAAGATTCTAGTGGTAGAACTTTAGTTAAGGGTATTCTTCAACGAGCAGGTGCCGAAAACCAAAATGGTAGAGTATATCCCAGAGAAATATTAATGAGAGAAGCTAAAAAGTATGAAACTCTTATTAAAGAAAGAAGAGCTCTTGGTGAATTAGACCATCCTGAAAGTTCGGTAATAAACTTAAAAAATGTTTCTCATAATATAAAAGAAATTTTTTGGAATGGTGATGACCTAATGGGTGTAGTAGAAGTTTTACCGACTCCTTCGGGTAACATATTAAAAGAACTTCTACGAGCCGGTATTCTTCTTGGTATATCATCACGAGGTATGGGTTCGGTTAAACCAATTGGAGAAAATAAAGTAGAAGTTGGTAACGATTTTGAACTTATTGGTTGGGACTTTGTATCCAACCCATCTACACATGGTGCATTTATGACTCCAATGAATGAATCAGTAATCAACCAAATTGGTACTGATGTTTGTGGAGATTTTTGCAAAGCACAAGACTTAATGAGAGAAATTATAACGGAATTAGGATAATGGGTAAATTTGATTTAAATAATTACTTAAAAGAAAATAAAATAGATTTGGGTAAATACCAAACTACTGCTAGTAACAAAATATCTAAGGGTGTTTCTGATATTCGTAAAACTAACTATGATGTTAGAATTACTGAAGATGGAAAATTAGACCTTTATACATTACAACCTGTTATAGCAGAAGGTGGTGAAATTCTTATCAACGAGAATACAGAAAGACCACTATCAACTGAAGTTAAAAAACAATTTCTAGAGATAATCTCTACATATAGAGCATTTAAAGAACAACTTACTCGTAATTCAGACATAGTTGAAACTGCACAAACGTTAAGTGGAGTTGTTGAAGCAGCGAGAACATTAACTCTCTCAGAAAACGATGATTGGTTTGATAAAGTAACCATCAAAAGAAACATGAGTGAGTTGGATAAGTTAGGTAAGTCTTTTGATAAAGTATCAACTGAAGCTAAAGCTTTAGACGAAAGATTACACTCTTTATATGAAGATATGGGTCATATACTTACTAGATACTACGAAATAAGTGAAATAGACTCTGAAACTATGAAAGAAAGATTAGGTATTAAGGAATCAGCCGAAGATTGTGGATGTGATTCGGAATCAATCGAAGAACAATCAGTAGTTGTAGCTAAAAGAAATGATAATGGTTCTATTTCAGTTACTATGAAAGAAGAATCAGATTTAAATGAAGCCGAATTAAGATTATATGAGTTCGGTCAAAAAGTCGAAGTTCTAATGGAAAAAAATTGTCCTACAAATCCATCTAAGTGGAACTACTACAAAGGACAAGCTAAAAAGAAATTTGATGTATATCCATCAGCTTATGCAAATGGATGGGCATCTAAACAATACAAAGCCGCTGGTGGTGGATGGAAAAAGTGTTAATATGGCTAAACTTAAAGACATATTAGGAGAGAACAGATGGTTGGAACTTAAAAAAGCTGACCAAACACCAAACCAAAAAATCGGTAAAGGTATTCGTGAAATTAACTACCAACTAAAAGAAATTGAAAAATTTGTTAGTTGGTATTCTCGTATTAAGAATGAAAGTGATTTACATTCAGACCAGTATTGGAAAAGAACTACAAATCATTTAAATAAAATACGTGAAAGGTTGATGAGATTGTCTAATAAAATGAATAACTTGTAATGCCAGCTCAATCCAAACAACAACAGAAATTATTTGGTTTAGCTCTTTCTGTTAAAAGAGGCGATACTCCACGTAGTGAAGTTAGTGATGATGTTTTAGGTATAGTGGATAAAATGAGTGAAAAAGAAATAGAAGATTTTGCTTCAACTGACCATAAAGGTCTTCCTACCAAAAAAGAAGAAATTGAAGAAATAATTAGAGAGAGAATTAGAGAAATGTTAAACCCTATTATGAAAGAAGGTAGAGCTTTTGTCCAAGCCGCTAAAAAAGCTCAACAAGAAGGTAAAACCGAATTTGAATTTAATGGTAAAACTTACCCTATAACTTTAAAAGAAGAAGTTATTACTGAAATGAGTGATAAAGAGTTTGTTGGTGACCAATTAGTAAATGGAGTTGGTGACGGTATTCTTAGTAGAAATGAATTTATTAAGGTAATATCTAAACAAACTAATTTTGACAAAATTAAACTTGGTAAAGTCTATGATGTTTATTTAAAATTAGATGGAAGACAACGAGTTAAATTAGACATTACAAGAAACATGGATAGATTTTTAGATAAATTAGGTATAACTGAATCAATCAACGAAATAAATTATACAGACCAAACAGGTATAAAAAGTTCAGTTCTTAAAAATAATAAAGTTTCTTCTTTAATTGATTTTAAATTATGGAGATGGGCAATAGATAAGTCTGTAAAATTATATAAAGGAATTGGTCAGAATTATATGTTTACCGATGGAATAATGTCATTAGGTATAAATCTTAACAAACCATATACAATTGTAAAAAAATGGGGAAAGGTTGATAACAAACTTAAACAAAAATATATTAAAGATATTAGGGAAAATATAGAAAACGGAGATACTATGGAGAGAGAAATAGTAAATGAAGAAATGGTAAAAATAGAAGTTGATATGTTTAAACAATTTAATCAACGTAAACCTGATAAAACCATGCCAATGAAAATAGATAGTAAAACTCCTCTTTCAAAATTATTAAATCATACAACTTTCAAAGCTATGAAACAAAAATATGATTATATAGAACTTCATTATGGTGATAAATTCTTAGGTAGTGCACAGGCTGGTACTGATAATTGGGAGTTTAAAAAAGGTAGAGGACTAAAAGATACAAGTTTTAGAGAATCAATCAACGAAGCAAGTGGTGATTTTGTTACATTTATCGAAAAAGATAATGGTAGAAAGAAACTTCTTCGTACAAGTAAGTCCCAACGAGCTGCTAATATGTTTATGAGAAAACATATGGATAGTATTTTAAATAAATCAGGTATTAGAAGTATTGGTACTATGAGTAAAGACCAATGGGAAAAGAAAGAAGCAATGTATGCAGAAAATACTAAGAAAAAACCTTTAAAAACTGTTAGTAGAAAAAAATGGAATAAAACTCATAGAGATTTT